GATTGCTCACGGTTCGAGCGGAAGCGGTGTATTCAGTCAAAGTCAGCACGGGCTTGTAGGCGTTGCCGTAGGAACTTTCGAAGAGGGAAGCTACAACATAGCAATACCGGGCGACCGCGTTCTAGACTTTTTAAATGATCTTAAGGATAACACCGTAGAGAAATTCAAATACGCTTATCCCGAGCAAGAAGAATCTCTGTTAGATATTTTATTCGGGAGTCACAATGGCAGCAGGTAAATCTGTAGACAGCATCTTGTCAGACGCTAAGGCGGCTGTCCAACACGCCGAAGAGACATCTCGATTGAATAGCCCGGCTCCGGTTCCTGTCCCAGAAGGATTAAGACCGCCGCCAAGTGCCCCTAAGAGCGCTCAACATCAAGCGCCGTATTCTTTGGCGCACACTCTTAGATCGCACAAATCCGACGTTGATAAAGCCCTAAATGAAATAGGGAAATAGCAGTAAGAGGTTATAATGCCGTTTACACCCGAACAGAAGCGCGAAATACGCGCTCTGGAGAAAGTAAGAAAGAATCTAGTACCGCAGTTTTATGAAACAGCAGTAGCAAGAGACGCAATAGCAGGAAAGAATAGATTCAAGTCTGAAGTTCTAGATCAGCTATCTCTCGCCAAGATGTTCACCGGCGTAGAGTGGAAAGAGACGCAAGAAGAAGATGATCGTCGTACGTCTCCAGCTAACAAGAAAAAGAAGAAGGTTATTAACCCTTCTGCTCACGGTTTCTTCGGCGCTGAAAAGCCCGTACACGATACAATCGAAGACCTTCAGGCTGCGTTCGACAACTGGCTTGCTCTGAGAGATCGCGCTAGAAAGGATTTGTTCTGGCTGTGCGAAATTCTCGGAAAGGATGTTATTCCGGAAGTTCACCAGATCGTATGCGACCAGTTTGTTAAGAAAAACTTTGACAGTGCCTTCCCGGAAGGCTACACGATCAAAGACGTTCACGAAGCCATAGATAGGCAAGAGCGTTTCGATGAGCGCGGCGTCCCGACAAAGGAGATGATCCTTCTCGACCCCCGTGGATTCTACAAGTCTACCATAGACGGGATCGACGCGATTCAGTGGATGATAAACGTCCCTGATATACGAATATTTTTAATTACCGGAGTTTACAAACTCGGTATCGGATTCTTAAAAGAAATCAAGGGTTATCTGTATCTAGCCGACGGTGCTGAGCCGACTGACTTTCAGTTTCTATTCCCCGAGTATATTGTCAGGGGGGTAGACGGAACCTCGAAAGAACCTTTGCTTCTAGACGTAAGGAAGCATACACAGGTTGCTCCTACAATCTGGGTCAACTCTATTGACTCAAGCTTGTCAGGAAACCACTGCGACGTTAAGAAAGGTGATGACGTTGTAGACGACTCTAACTCAAATAGCGAAGAAGTTCGTATCGCTTTGAAAGAGAAGTTCGACGGTACAGACAACGTTCTAGACCCTTGGGGATTTTCCGATAATATCGGTACGAGATACTTTCCTAACGACTGGTACGGTACCCGTCTAGAAAGCTATCGACAAGACCCGCAAGAGAACGCGATTAAGTATTTCTGTCGCGCTTGCTGGATAGTTAAGCCAGAGTTCGTGGAAGTTCCGCTAAAGGAACTTACCGCAGACATGGTGGTTGTCACCTTCCCTCAGAAGGAAAACTTCAACAAGCTTCGCAAGAAGCTATTGAATAACGAGAGAAGCTTCCGCTGCCAGCAGCTTAACGAGCCCGCCGGTCTGGATAAGGACGACGGCTTCCGTGTCCAATTCGATGAAGACGCGCTAAGGGCTCACATGATCCCGACGGCGAACGCCCCTAAAGATGGAGACGTTTTCATCTGTTGGGACTGGGCGCTATCAGCAAACAAGTACTCAGATTTTTCGGTCGGAGTAGCTGGCCGAGTATATTTCAAAGACGGTATCTGGGGCATCTGCGTTCTAGAGATAATCTACGGGCGATGGCGTGCATCGGAGCTAGCTCTTCAAATAGTTTCATTCAATAAGAAGTGGAATCCCAAGAAGACGTTAATCGAAAAGTCAAGCGGCGCGGAGCTACTTAACCTTGAGATTGCAAGGGTAGCTGTCCGTTTTGACGCAACGTTGGATATCTTTTGGAAACCACCGGCGCTACAAGAGAACGCAAAGCGCAATAGGATTAAGGGACTCGAATCGCTATTATCCGATAACAGATTGTATTTCGTTGTCGGGGCATGGCTCGACGAGACCTTCTCTCAGCTTACAAGATACACCGGAGAGAGGAAGAATCGCGGTCGAAAGGATGACATCCCGGATGCCCTTTCGTATTTGTCATTCTTCTTGCCTACACCACTCGACGGATCAAAAGATTCCGAAGAGATGCAGGCTCTCGTAAAAGCGCAAAAGGAACAGAATTTGCGCAAGCGAAAATACGAGATGTATTTCGGTGGGCCACAACAAGTCCCGCCTCCGGTTGACGCGCCGCAAGTTCAGCGCAGACCGGGAGACATATTCGGCGGTAACGGTATGAGGGCATTGTGAGCGAAGACCTAACAGCCAAGCAGAACGAACTATACATCGAGCCTGCGGCAGAGATTACCGAAGACAATCTTTCTAAAGATGAAGAAACAGGTATTTGGGAATATGATGATCGCGCTGCGGTTAAGCTAGTTCTAGATGATACAGCAGTAGCCGATAACTTTGTTAACATCAATCAGTGGGCCGCAGGGTGGACACTCGCTGATACCATATATCAGTCACCGGCGTCAGCATCGGCATTCGACGGCGGAAACGTTGGACAGGCTAACGTTCCGAAGTTCATCGTATCGAATCACATTAGCAGTATCGTTCCGAAGCTTATGGGCGGAATCTTCTATGAAGACCCTCCGTTCACATTGCGTCCGCTTCCGGGAACGACTCAAGAAATAATACGCGCTAAGACTGCGCTCTTCTCTGCTCAACTTGGGCAGATGAAGTTCGAAGAGGAAGCAGAACGCGCTTTAGACCAGATGGCCCTTCTAGGAACCTGCATTATGAAGTGGGGTTATCTAGAACACAAAAAGAAACAGAAGACCTACCGTCGCAAGGCGGCTCAGATAGTCGAGACGAGCCCGCTAGACCAGAAGCCGGTATTGATTGACACCCCGGATTCGGACGAAGTGGTAATCGAATATATCGAGAAGTTATACTCTCGTCCTTGGATTAAATACTGTGACATACGGTCGGTTCTGGTCGATCCTTCGACTCGCGTCGGGGATATTCGCAACGCTAAATGGGTTGTCTATAGAGACTACGCAACATATTCTGATCTGGATAACTTGCGCGGTGTCGAAGGTTACGACATTCCAGAAGAGCTTGTCCTAAGAAGCTTCTTCATGAAGCCGGTATCAGCGGGCGGGGATAATATATCGCTTACGATTCCGGAAGCAATGCGCGGATATATTCAGCACGCCGTTCCTAGAAACCACAAGACATCGGCAGACTTGCTTGAACAGCCGATGGAAATTCTTGAGCGTTGGGACAATGATCGTGTCATTGTTGTGCTGTCATTCAACGGTCACAACATCTTGATTCGTAACGAAGTCAATCCATACGGGAAAATCCCATTCTTATCTGCCAACTGGAGAAACATTCCGGACGCATTTTACGGGCAGGGACTTGGCCTTTTGATCGGGAGTGAGCAACTCGTAGAACAAGGGGTCACGAATCTAGCACTCGACTTGTTGTCTTATGGGCTACAGCCGACTGCCGTTCGCAAGAAAGGTTTCAATACACTAACTCAAAACACTCGTTGGGGTCAGGGTAAGATCATTGACGTTGACGAGGATGTTGACAAGGCGTTTAAGTTTTTGCAGATGCCTCCTGTGCCTGCCGAAGCGTGGCAGTTCATTCAGCAAGCTCAAGCATCCGCTGCCGCTACATCAGGCGCTAACGAGCAGGTAATTCAGGGCGCAGGCGCAGCAGGAATCAGATCAACCGGTATGCGTTCGGGAACGGGCGCTGCCGCCGTTGTTCAAGCTAACGCATCTCGTCT